GTCCCGCACATTTTTTGGCAAAATCCACGATTGGGGGGTACAAATGGGCCGTAAACCTAAACCATTAGCCCTACACGTCTTAGAGGGCACGTATCGAGAGGATCGGCACGGAGACGTTCAGTTGCCGTTATCAATTCCGGTTCGGCCAAAATGGTTGAAAGGTGCAGCGGCTGACGAGTGGGGCCGATGTGCGTCGCTTCTCGCCTCACGAGGAATTCTGACTGAGGCCGACCAAACCGTCTTGGCGCTCTGCTGCCAGGCGTACGCCGACTATTTGGACGCGAAGGCAGAGGTCGCGAAGCACGGCACAATTGCCATCTCCGGCGACAACGGGGCACCGTACCAGCATCCCGCTGTGAGCATGATGAACAAGCATCGGGAGTCTTGGCTGAAGTTCGCCGTAGAGCTTGGCTTGACTCCATCCGCGCGATGCGGCCTAAAGATTTCTCCTCCAAAACAAGATGCGGGAGTCCGAACGAGGAAACGCGGTTGATCGACTCCATAACACAACGCTGGATTCGCAACGCTTCTGACGAGCGGGCCGCCGCTGCTGGCTACCGTTTTGACGAAGGGCGCGGGCAATTCGTAGTTGACTGGATGCAAGATTACCTAACGCTCTACGAGGGGGAGCAGGCCGGAGAGCCGTTCGTGTGCCGTGACTGGCAATACGAAGTCACGATGCGCGTTTTCGGATGGGTCAAGTTCTCGGAGCATTGGCATCGGGAGATTCGGAGGTTTCGCGAGGTCTACATCAAGGTCGCAAAGAAGAACAAGAAATCTCCCACCCTTGCCGCGTGGGGGCTGTACTTATTTGCTGGCGACGGCGAGCCAGGGCAGAAGGTTTTCCTTGCTGCGAAGGACGGCACGCAAGCGCGTGGCATTGCTGGGAAGCACGCCATCGAAATGGCCATGAGCAGTCCGAAGTTAATGCAAGAGTGCTCGATCAACATGAGCCTGTTGCAGATTACGCATGAGCCATCGCGTTCGATTATTCTCCCGCTGTCATCCGGTTCTATTCGTAGCAAGGAGGCCAAGCAGGGGCTTAACGGTTGCGTCTTGATTGATGAGGTGCATGTTGTTGACCGCGACTTTGTTACCCAGATCAATCGTGCAGGAATCTCCAGAAGTGAACCGTTGATGATTGAAGTCACCACGGCCGGCAATAACCCAGACAGTTACGGATACGAACGTGAGGAGTACGCCCGCAGTGTCTTGGATGGCAAGGCCGAAAATCATCATCTGTTCGTGGCGCTCTATGAAGCGCCGCAGACACTATCGAACGCCGATCTGGCTTCCGACCCGGTGAAGTATGGGAAGATGGCGAATCCCGCCTGGGGGCATACGGTTGTTGAAGAGGAGTTTTTGAACGACTACGCCACAAGCAAGGCAACGCCGGCTAAGCTCGCTGACTTCAAGATGTACCGCCTGGACATCTGGCAGCATACAGCCAATCCTTGGCTGAGAAAAGAAGACTGGGACAATGGCCTTTGTCAGTATGGAGAAGACGACCTTGCGGGCCAAGCGTGCGCTGGCGGCTGGGATCTTGGAAGTACGGACGACATGACGGCCCTGGCTCTTGTGTTCCCAAGCGATCTGGCCGCATGGTTCTCGCCCGCTGTAGTCCAAGCGGACGAAGGCAAAAACGATGACGAGGAAAGCGGAATTGTGCGTCGCAGTGACATTCCCGCCAAGGTTCTGCTGTGGTACTGGATGCCAGAAGGCGCGGTTGAGAAGTTGGCCGACAAGGTGCCTCAAGTAATCGAATGGGTACGGGACGGGTGGATAGTCAAGACGCCGGGAAACGCTATCGACTACGCTGCGGTAGAGGATGACGTTGCAACCATTGTCAAGAGGTTTGACCTCTGCATGCTTGCCTACGACGAACGATTCGCTGGGGCGTCGGTGCAGCGCGTGCAGGCAGCACGCAAAATGAGCGATGATCGGCTGCTAAAGTTCCGCCAGAGCATGGCGTCTTACACTGGACCGACCGCCCACTTCGAGAGACTCGTGCTTGCCGGCAAGTTGCATCACAACGGAAATCCTGTCACCGACTGGCAGATTAGTCACGTCCATATTGCAACTGGAATGAACGAATGCCGCCAGCCGGTGAAACCTGGAAGCGCCGGGGACTACCGCAAGATAGATGGCGTGGTGGCTATGGTGATGGGGCTGGATGGCGCCGTAAGAATGCCGAAACCCAGAAAATCCGTCTACGCCAGGCGGGGAGCGTATATACTTTGAAGCTTAGCCGCTGGGATGCGATAATCGTTATAGGCTTCGGGAGCCTGTTGTTCGGCCTGTGGCACGTGTGGTTTCCTCTGCCGTTCATCGTCGGAGGAATCGCTGCCGTAGGCATTGGGGCACTCATGGACTTTCGGAGCAAATCATGATTGGACACGCAGCCATTTCAGCGGCGCGGGAGTTCCGGGCGATCTGGACTACGGGCGGCCACCCTCGCGATCCGGCGTTGGTTAAGATCCTCGGCACGCAGAACCAATCGCTGACCGGGACGCCAATTACGCGAGAAACCATCAAACGCTATCCGCCCGTTTGGCGTGGCGTGCGGCTTATTGCTGACGGAGTGGCCAAGCTGCCGCTGCGTGTTTTCAAGCGGGTGGACATCGACGAATCAGAGGGCAACGAACCGGACCGCAAGCACCCGGCCTATTACCTTCTGCGACACAGCCCATGTGGTTCTGATTGGCTGACGCCGTTCATTCTCAAGCAGATGACCCAGAGCCACGTGCTGTTCGAGGGGAATGGGTACATCTACATTTTCAGGGACGCCCGCGGCGCGCCAACCGATCTGGTTCCGCTTCTCCCGGATCGTACCTATCCGATCCGCGTGGATGGAACGATTTGGTACATCACCAGCGTGCGAACGCCGGAGGGCGGAACCGAGCAACGAAAGCTTCCGGCGGATGACGTGATCCATATCAAGGGCCTCGGCTTCGACGGGCTCTGCGGATACTCGCTCTATGACGTTGGGCGCGACGCTCTGGGGCTTGGCCTTGCGTGCCAGGACTTCGGCTGCAAGTTCTTTGGCAATGGCAGCCGAGCCTCGGGCGTGTTCCTTGTTCCCGGCAACATCGACGAAGAAGCCGCCATGAATCTGCGGGAGACGTTCGATCGTCTCCACACCGGAATCGACCAGTCCTGGAAGGTGATGATTCTCGAAGAGGGCATCAAGTACGAGAAGATGTCGGTTGACCCGAACGAGGGCCAGTTCCTGGAAACCCGCGAGTTTGAGATCAAGAGCGTGGCGAACCTTCTCGGAGTGCCTCCGCACAAATTGGGCAGCAAGGACCGCACGTCATACAACTCCCTTGAGCAGGAGAATCAGGCGTTCCTTGACGAGACCCTTGACCCGTGGCTGGTCAACTGGGAGGAGGAGTTAGAGCAGAAGTTGTTGACCGAGGACGAGCGGCGGGAAGACTCCCGGTTTATTGCGTTTGACCGCGATGCCCTGGTGCGGGCCGACATGACGTCGCGATATGAGGCCAACAATCTAGCCCTTAGCGGTGGGTGGAAGAACCGTGACGAGGTGCGACGTGGGGAGCATTTGAATCCAATCCCAGACGGAGAGGGAAAGAAGTTCCTTGTGGCTCTCAATATGGGAGACCCTGGAGGCGACCCGGCGAAGTCAGAGAAGGCACCTAAGGCACCGCCGGTCGTAGAAGACAAGCCAGACGGCACCGATGATAACAGCGTGGACGACAGCGAGCGGACCCGCCGCATCCTTACGGCCACGCGCGGCTGCCTCGTGGACGCCATCACCCGGGCCACCAAGCGGCTTGGTGTTCACGCTCGGCGTGCCGCCAAAGATCCTGACAGGTTTTGCGACTGGCTGGACCGGATGGAGAACGAACATCGGGCGGTAGTCGAGGATATGTTACTGCCTTCCGTGGCCGCTTGCGAAGCGGTGGCCGGCGGCGATGCCAAGGAGCGAAGCATCGAACTGAGCGGCAAGGTGTTTGCCAGCGTCCACGACTGCCTGCTGGAAGCCGCCGGAGCGTGCGGCAAAGACCGCTTTGAAGAATATGTGTCCCGGGAGATGTCGAAACGAGAGCGTCTTAGCGGCGAGGAATTGGCCAGCGTCCTCGTTCCTGTAATCCCCCAAGGAGTATGACCATGCCAGACAAGACCGAATCCGTTGAGCGTCGTTTCACTGGTTCTGATATCGTTGCCGTCCGCATGACCCCGATGATGGGCGAAGACGGCGTGCCGATGCCCGACCGCAAGCGTATCGAGGGCTATGCGGCCGTGTTCTACAATGGCGACCCCCGGACGCAATACGTCCTGGAGACCGACAAGAAGGGCGAACCGCGCGCCGTCGAGCGGATTATGCCCGGCGCCTTCGATAACGATGTCCTTCAGCACCAGGGCAACGACGTGGTGGCCACGTTCAACCACAACATGGACAACGTGCTAGGCAGGGTGACGGCCGGAACACTCCGCATGGCCATCGACCGCACGGGCTGCCGTTACGAGATCGATCCTCCCGATACTCAGTGCGCCAAGGACGTGCAGGCATTAATTGCTCGCGGAGACGTGCGAGGGTCGTCCTTCGGATTCACCGTCCAGTCTGGCGGTGAGCGGTGGTCGAAGGATGGCAAGTGCGACGTACGCGAACTTACCAAGCTGCGGCTGCACGATGTGGGCCCCGTGACGCAGCCGGCCTATGAGGGTGCCAGCGTGGGCCTGCGGGCTGAGGATGCGGCCGGGGCTCTGGAGTCCCGGGCAGCCTGGGAAGCCGAGCAGCAACGCCAGGCGAAAGCAAGAGCGGCGGCCTGCCAGGCGAGGGCGCGTGCGGCCGAGGTGGCGGCAAAGTTGGCGAAACGATAAATGAGCGGAATGACCTCGCGACAATCCGCCGTCCTGCGATATCTCCGCGAGTATCGCCAGGAGACCGGCCAGAGCCCCAGCCTTCGCGAGATTGGGGCTTGGTTCGGCATCTCGGCCGAAGGTGCCCGCAAGCATCTCGACGCACTGGAACGCAAGGGGCAAATCGTACGGGCACGCGGAACCCACCGCTCTATTGTGTTGGTTGACAAATAACAACCTATGACGAAACCGCAGAGCGTGGGACAATGCGTGTGTAGTAACTGAATCTTTCCGCCACTGCGGCGAACCTGTCCAATCGGGCGAACCGCGAGCGGCGTGCATAGCAGATAAATCGCTGTCAAACCGGCGACCGTCTGCTGGCGATAGTGCTGTTTCAAAAACACCTATCGCCGGCGAATGGCCGCCGGTTTCTTTTGCCCGAGCCCTCGCCGGCGAGCAACGTCGAGGGCTCAAAATGGCCAGTACCGTAAAGCGAAAGCAGCTCCAAGAAGAGCTGGGCAAAATCGTTCCGCGTATGCACGAGATGGCGGATACGCTCTCCAAGGAAGGCCGGGATTTCTCCCCGGACGAGAAGACCGAATGGGAGAAGATTTCCACCCGGGCCGATGAGTTGGAAGTCGAGATGGCAGCGCTCGACAAGTCCGAGCAGGCCGCCGAGGAACTCGTCAAGAAAGCCGACCGCGCCAAGGCGATGCAGGATCGGCTGACTGCCTCCAATCGCTTGACGCCCGAGGACCGCGACCACAACCCGGCCGAACGGACGGCCACAAAACCCGAGGACCGGGCGCAGTTGGTTGTAGCCACAGATTTGCGACAATCACCTGAGTACCGGGCGGCTTTCGGCCAGCGCATGACGCCGGAATATCGCACGGTATTCGCCAAGTATCTACGGTACGGCGTAAAGGGGCTGTCTGAGAACCGGGCCCTGCAAGCCGACATCGACGCCTCTGGCGGTTTCCTGCAAGCCTCCGAGGAATTCGTCAACCAGCTCATCAAGGGCGTGGACAACCTGACGTTCGTTCGCAGCAAGTCCACGGTGTTCCCGGTCATCAAGGCAGAAAGCCTCGGGGTTCCGACGCTCGATACGGACATCGCTGACCCGAGCTGGACCGGAGAAATCGTGTCGGCTGGCGAGGATTCCAGTCTGGCCTTCGGCAAGCGGTCGCTCACCCCCGAGCCGCTGTCGAAGATGATTAAGGTTTCTCGCACACTACTCCAGAAGGCAGTCTTGCCCGTCGAATCCCTTGTTGCCGGCCGCATGGCATACAAGTTCGCTGTAGTCGAGGAAAACGCTTACCTCAACGGCACCGGTGCCCATCAGCCCCTCGGCGTGTTTACTGCATCCGACGCTGGCGTCAGCACGTCGCGCGACGTAAGCGACGACAACACGGCGACCGCCGTAACTGCGGATGGCCTGATTAACGCCAAGTACGCACTAAAGGTGCAGTATTGGCAACGAGCGGAGTGGGTTTTCAATCGCACGTTGGTGCGTGACATCCGCAAGCTCAAAGACGGCAACGGCCAATACCTGTGGAACGCCGGCCTTGTTGGCGATCGGCCGAGCACCATTCTGGAGTGCCCGTACAACCTGTCGGAATACGCGCCGAACACCATGACGGCCAGCTCCTACGTGGGCGTCCTCGGTGATTGGTCGTTCTACTGGATTGCCGACGCCTTGAACTGGGAGCTGCAACGGCTCGAAGAACTGTACGCGGCCACTAACCAGGTCGGCTTCATCGGACGCAAGGCGACGGATGGAATGCCGGTTCTGGCGGAAGCGTTCGTGCGCGTGAAGCTCGGAACCTGAGCGTAGCCCTTCAGTCTCCCCAGGAGGACATTCGCGCCGCCTGGGGAGTTACGAATCACCTTCTTTTCTGTTTGGAGACAACCAAGTGAACATCAGCAAAAACGTCAAGGTCACGCTGGTGAAAGCCTACCAGGGCGCCACCACGGGCGACCTCAACTGCGACGTGATCGACATGAGCGGATTCGAGGGCGTCGCCTTTCTCGGGGCGATCCTGACGGCCAATGCCGGCAACTACGTCAAGATCCAGGAATCCGACTACTCCAACGCGGCAAGCGCTGCGGATCTGGCGGATACGAAGTTGGTCACGACCAACAGCGGTGACGCCTTTTTTACGGAACTCCACAAGCCTCTCAAGCGGTATTGCCGTGCCGTCGTGGTTCGTACCGCGTCAACGGCCGTGGGCGATGTGTACGCCCTCCAGTACACGAGCCGCGCCGCGGCCGTGTCGCACGGCTCCACGATCGCCAGCGAACTGAACGTATCGCCGATCGCTGGCACCGCCTGACAATCCCGTGTCCTTGTGACTAGGTGGCGTGCGGCGCAAACCGCGCCGCACGCCACTGCAACCAACGGAGAATAGCATGAGCTATCAGCCCAAGACATACCGCAAGCAGGGCGGGGACGAGTTTGTTGTCGCCAGTGGTGGAACGATTACGGTCGAATCCGGCGGAACCCTGGACGTGCAAGCGGGAGCGACCGTCAACCTTCCCAGCGGCGGAACGGCGGCAGGCGACATCGCTCTCGCTCAGGGAAGCGTTATCGTTGGCAATGCGTCAGGATATGGCGCAGCCCTGTCCGCTAAGACGGATGCCTACATTCTGGCGGGCAACGGTACCACCGTGATATCGGTCGCTGTGGGTGGCGATGTAACGATGTCCAACACTGGCGAATTTACCGTTGCCAATTCGGCAATCACCGATGCCAAGCTGAACACCGCCGCCGTGACAACCACCAAGATCGGCGGCGCTGCGGTTACCGGAGCGAAGATGGCGGCAACCGGCGTCAAGTCCGGCAGTTTCACGGGAAACGCCACGAATGGCGTGTGCACCTTGGCGGGCGCCGTCGCAGGCGACCGCGTGTTTGCCATTTTCCAGATCGACGCAGCGTCTGGAGTGACGAACACGGCCAGTTCTTTCGAGTCGACGATTTCGGTGAATTCCCAGATTCAGCAGACAGCAAACGCTGCCTTGAACACCAACACGTTCGCCGTGCTTCTCCTGCCTGCTAGTGCGTGAGGTAACCCATGTCCTATGCGCAACGCCATGCGGTTGCCGTGACGGCGAACACTGGGGGAATCGGCACCGGATACACGCCAGTCGTGACCGGTGCCGTCTCCCAGATTCGCTACGTTGCGGACGCGACCGCTCCGTACGAAAACACAGCAGACTTTACGATCACTGTCGAGGCGACCGGCGAAGCTGTCTGGTCTGCGTCAGACGTGGCGGCAAATACGACGGTTGCTCCACGCCAATCGACGCACAACACAGCCGGAACCGAAGCGCTGTACGCAGCATCCGGCGTGCCGGTGCTTGCTCCAATTCTCGTTGCCCACGACCGCATTAAGATCGAAATTGCGGAAGCCGGCAACACTACGACCGGGACTTTCCATGTGGTAATCGGGTAAGGCCATGAAGATCAAGTTCGTTACGACGTGGGCTCATCCCGCCGGGACGTACACTGCCGGCGCCATCGGCGACATCGACCACGACTTGGCGGTTGAGTTGTGCAAAGCAGGCGCTGCCGTTCCTGTTCCGGGCGAGACCGTCGAAACGACGGTTGCATCCCCTGCTGTCGAAACGCGAGTTGAGCAGTTAAGCGAGCAGATGATTCGCCGGCCACGCAAGCGGGTAGTCGAGCAATGACGAAGCGTGCTCTTGTAACAGCTCCGACAATCGAGCCGGTAACGCTGGCCGAGCTGAAGGCTATGGTCCGCGTAACGACGGACGACACGGCAGAAGACACGCTGCTGACGACATTGATTTCGGTCGCGCGAGAGCACCTAGAAAAGCTGACTTGGCGGAAGTTCATTCAGCAGACGTGGGATTACTCGGTCAATCAGTTCGTTACTCCCGTCGGACAGGTGTTTACGTGGGACGCGGTTCGGGGGCAGGTGCCGTATCCCATCTATTTGCCTTTTCCGCCCGTGTCGTCGATTACGTCAATCACGTACCTGGATGTCAACGGCACATCGACCACGCTGGCGACAACGGAATGGGAGCTTGGAGAACGGCATGGCATTAACGTTGTGCGTTTGAAGTATGGCAAGTCCTGGCCTGCGGTGCGAAACGTCGAGGACGCGGTAACGATCAGAATGGTGTGCGGGTACGGCGCGGCGACGACTGTTCCCGCCGGCATCAAACACGCCATTCTCTTGCTGGCCTCGCACTTGTACTCGAACAGAGAGCCGGTGAACATCGGCAACATCGTCAACGACATTCCGTGGACCGTGGAAGCTTTGATTAACCCATTTCGCATCAAGACGAGGGTGTGATGCTGATTCCGTTGACCAAGCTGGTACGCGATGGATCGACCGAAGCTCCACAAGAGCGGGCAATCGCTATCAACCCGGAGTACATCAAGAGGGTCGAAGAGAAGGACGACCTAGCGGCTTACGCTGGACCAGCCTGCACGGTCTGGGTCGAGGATGAGGAGCGGCCATTGATCGTGGCCGGAACTGTTCATGATGTCTTGCTCGCGACGCGCGGCTTTGATGCTCTCACGAAGCTCATGCTCAAGGGGTAGTAATGAGACCGGTGCCGGCAGGTAGACGCGGTCAGCTGGTGACGATTCAGAAGCCCGTCGAGAGCGTGCACGACAGCTATGGTGCGACGAATACGACATGGAACACACACGCAACACGCTGGGCGAAGGTAATGCCGCAAGGCGGGCGGGAATACTATGCAGCGAGCCAGATTCACGCAGAAATGACGCACCTACTGGAAATGAATTACGTATCGGGTATCGCGCCAACCATGCGAGTCGCGCTAGGTACGCGATACCTGGCGATCGTGTCTGCTGCCGACCTAGAGGAGCAGCACGTCACGCATCAACTGGTTTGCAAGGAGGTTGTCTGACGTGACGGACATGACGCTGACCGGAGACGCCGATTTACAGGCCGCCCTTGGGGCGCTATCGCAGGGCGTGGCCAAACGCATGTTCTCCCGCGCGTTCGAGCGTGCTGGGGATGTGTTGGCGTCGGCCATGCGGGACGAGATCAACGGTTTAACAAGTCTGCCGCTCGGCAAGAAGCGGCGAGGTCGGCTGCACAGTGCAGGAGCTATCGGGTTTCGTGTGTCGAAGTTTCGCGGCGGGATTGCTCACATCGTTGGGCCGGTGTATGCGGTTGCTCCGCATGGGCACCTGGTTGAGTACGGGCATCGCATCGTGACTGGCGGGACTACTCCACGGGTCAAGGCAATCAACGGACAAAAGTATGTCGGAAAGTCGCCGACCTCCAAACGCGGCAGAACGGGGAAGGGTAGCGTGCGGGGGTCAACTGTAGCCCTGCCCTTTGGAGCGAGGGCGTTTGAGCGAACGAAATCCCAAATGTGGGCGATTGTCCAACAAGAGGCAGAGGCAACATTGCAGCGTGAGATTGCGAAGGCGTCGAAGGGATGAGCAACGCCGAACAAAAGTTGGTGGCTCGTTTGCTGGCAATCAACGCTGTTACCGCGATCGTCGGCGCCGGCAATACTGCCAAGATTTGGCCAATCAAGATGACTCAGGGAATTACTGGAGACGCGATTGTTTATCAGCGGGGGCCGACGCAGCGCGTCAACGGGGCCACGACGGCATCCAGTACATCACGAGTGACGCTGGATCTTCACGTGGTGTGCAGTACGTACCCACGGCAGAAGACGCTGGTGGCTGCGGTGAAAGGCAACCCAGAAAACAGCAACGGGGCAACAGGATTGAACGGTTGGACGGATGCGGATGGATGTGTATGGCACCTCGTGGACGAGTACGACGACCCCGGGCCGATGAAGTCCGGAGTGGACGAGCCCGAGGACTGGGGCGCGCTGTTGCGGTTTGTTGTGTGGTGTAACGATTAACGAAACACGCTGGCTAGGTTTGGCCGCCGAAGAGGGTGTTCCCGGCACCCCTGCCAGCGCTTTTCCGGGATTTAGCAGCGCTGCCGGGAATGCGGTGGTGAGAAAATGGCGGTTAGCAACACCAAGGCGTTCAACGGGTCGTATGTCTCGTTTGCCAACACGAATGCGGCATTGCTCCGGAGAATCACCCTCAACCAGTCATCGGCTGAGGTCAAGGTTAGCGGAGATGAAAGCAACACGCACATCTACGAAGGCGGGTTGCCGGATGTCAGCATCGAAATCGAAGCCGTGGGCGGCGCGGCCATTGCCGTGAACGACAAGAATTCGCTGACGGTGATGTTCAACGACAGCACGACCTATTCGCTGACGAACGCCCTTTGCGTGCAGAACAACGTCACCGGCCAGCTCGATGGGGAAATTCTGCGAACGCTGAAATTCCGGCCGACGGAGTAGTCGGCGCAATCAAACCGGGAGACTACGAATGGAAGCGGACAAGGCTTCGGTGTTGCTGGGAGTGCCTGGCAACAACATCTGTTTCGGCACGGTGGCTGGAATCGTGGGAGCTACCACGCGGGGCGTGAATATCACGCTAGAGAACTCGCGAGGTTCGTGGGACAACTTCAACACGCTCCTGGCGGACGGCCTGAATGACGTGCGTTCCGGTGATCCCCAAAAGAGCCAGCGATACTTTGGGATGCTGCACGCTGACATAGCGCCGTCGCAGGGATGGGTTGATGTGCTGTTGGATGTTCTGCGGGAAACCGGCGCGCTATTGGTTAGCGTGGCCGTGCCCATCAAGGACAAACGCGGCGTGTGCTCTTGCGGGATCGGAGACCCGACTGATCCGTGGGGCCCGTATCGACGCTTGACGATGCACGAACTAATGAAGGGTAATCTGTCGGGCCAGAACGAGACGTTCGGCGAGACGTTCGACGCGGCTAGCCTGGGATATCCTGGATGGCCTCTCTTGCACAACAACGGTTGCTGGCTGGCAAACCTCAATCACTGGGCATTTCACGAGAGGGACGCTAACAACACCCTCAAGGCATTCTTCAACTTCCCGAAGCGCGTCTACTTCGATACTGAAGTGGAGCGGTTCAAGGTGGCAGGATTGTCCGAGGATTGGTGGTTTTCGATGCGGCTGCACGAACTCGGAGTCAAGAGCGTAATCACGCGCAAGGTGTGTGTGATACACGAAGACGGGGCAATGGCCTACCCCAACAATATCGCGTGGGGAGCGTATCTCAACGGCGACGAAGACACGGCCCAAAAATGGAGAAAGAAGGAGCCCGGGAATGAGTCTACTGGAAACGATTCAAAAGAACAGCCTGGACAAGGCGGCCTTGCCGCGCCAGTCGGTGCCGACGCCGTTCTGGCCGGAGAGCAACGGGAAGATATCGCTGCGGAAGCTGACTGCGGACGAGCGTATCAGGACGTATCGGGGGCCGGAGGAGGTCTGTTTCCGGGCTGTGGCAGCATCACTGCTGGAGGATGGGACGCCGGTATTTGCGAGCATGGACGAGGGCGCGAGCCTGCTGGCGTCACAGCCGCCTGAGTCGCTTGACGACATCCTGACGCTTTGGGGCGTAGTGAAAACGCAGTCTTACCCCGACCTGAAGGAACTGGAAAAAAACTCCGAGAAGACTCCGAGTTGCGATTCGCCTACCGCCTCGCCCTCGCCCTCGGAGTCGCCAACGTCGAAGACCCCGGAGGATTACTCGACACCATTAGCGCCTGTCAGTTTAGCCGGTGGCGTGCTTATTGCCTGATCGACACTTTCGGCAACGAACGCGGAGACATGCAGGCCGGAACAGTAGCCAACGCGGTGTACCTGCACAAGATTAGCCCATTGCCGAGGCTGAACGATTACGTCATGCATTTTGGGGAACTGCCTGAAGCAGACGCCAAGCCGCCGCAGAGCGTAGAAGACATGAAAGATACAATGTCGGCCGCCTTGAGGTTGTGGAGCAAGGGAAAGTGAAATGTCAACCGGCGTAGTCGGAACACTCCGAGCTAACCTGATCGCCAATACCGTCAGCTTCGAGGAAGGGCTGAAGCGGGCCGGCGATAGGGCGAAGGAATTCGCGAAGGTTACGCGAGAGGGAAGGGGTGCATCGTCTTCTGTTGGCGGACTTGGAGAAATTGGACGTCTCGGAAAGGAGGCACAACAGGCGTTTGCGGCAACGCTAGAGCCAGCCGAGAAGTACCAAATGCAGCTCGAACGCCTGAAGATGCTGCACTCCAAGGGTTTCATTGACGCCGACACGTTTTCCCAGAACAGACGCGCGCTACAAAAGACGTTCGCAGACCCAGTTCGAGTCGCCGTGCGTCCAGAGATCAAGCGATCTGATGCACTACGCGGCGCTTTGGCTGAGAGACTTAGGCACGCCTTTGGCGGAACGCAGATCGGCTCTGCGATAGAACCCCTGCTGGGTCTCGGCGCAAAGCTGGCTGGGCCTGCTATCGCAGTGGGAGGCTTGGCGGCTGCATTCATGGGTCTTCGCCACGCGGCTGCTGAGGGTCGTGCGGAAATAGCCTCCATCGCTGCAATCTCAAAGCAACTCGGGGGAAGTGTAGAGTCGGCATCTGAGGTGGCGTACGCCGCCCGCCGAAGCGGACTGGGAAACGATCAATTGGTGCACGCCGGCCGACGCATGCAAGTCCGTATGGCCGAAGCAATGGCGATGCCCGAGGGCGAAGCGGCTAACGCATTCAAGAGGCTCAACCTATCGCCCGAGGCGTTGCTTGGCAAAGACATAAAATCGCAATTACTTTCGGTTGCCGACGCATTCAAGCAAATCGACAGCCCGGGACAGCGGGCAATGCTCGCGATGCGGGCGTTTGGCGAGGGCGGAATACAACTCCTCCCGGTTCTCGACAAGCTTCGCGACAAGATGGCGCAGATGCCAGACAGCGCGAAGGTGACCGCCGATGAAGTTGCTACGCAGAAAAAGAAAACAGAGGCAATGGCGGAAGCAAGCGCCGCTATGTCTCGCATTCAAGAGAAGACTATCGGAACGGCCAGCGTCGGAAAGTCGCTATCGACGGGGTGGGATACGTTCGTTACCGCTATCAGCAGAGGCGCAAGCTACTACGCAACGTGGACCGAGAAGGGCGGCGCTGCTGCCGACAAGCTCAAGGATAGTTGGCTAGCACAAGACATCGCCATTGAGCAGGCGGTTCAGGACCAGGGGAGGCTGGCGTCCGAGCAAGCGAAGGCCGCTGTTTCCGCGCAGAAGATGGAGGAACAACAAAAGAAAGTCGGCGCTGCAATCAAGAGCGCGAAAGAAGAAATGAAGAGACTACAAGACGAATCCACACGGGGGTCGATAGAACGCAGCGTCGGACCAGGGTTCCTCGACTGGGGGAAGATGTTCAAGCAGCTAACGAAGGAGGGGGTTCCGTTAGCTGAAGCCGACAAGATGGCCCGCGAATACGAGCAGACAGCCGAGGAAAACCGAAAACAGCAGAAAGAGACAGCACGCATCGCGGCGATGCAAAACGAAGTCAAGTCAGCCGTCGATGCCACTGCCACCTTTACGCAGAAATGGGCCGCGTACCTCAAGACCGTGGACGAACTCTACCCGGACATTCTGTCCAAGGAGCGTGAGCGGGCAATAGCCGCCGGGTTGTTGCACTTGACGCCAGCCGGCCAAGCCAAGGAGTTGCGCGACAAAGCGGCTTCACCGATCGTCGATCGCAGCTTCCTGACGAGCGAGCAGGCCGACCGTGCGCACACGATCGCTAACCTCATGATGAAGTGGGGCGTCGATTCTCCCGTTGTCAAGATGTGGCAGGAAGCCGATAAGGCAATGTTGGAATTTGAAACGAAGGTCCGCCGCATGAATCTGGGAGCGGCGCTCTTCGAGAAGTGGAACCCGCAAGTGGAGTTCGGCCGCATGGCCGGCGACATCCAGGCGGCACTTACAGCGGGGAAGCTGACTCCTCAGCAAGCGGCGATAGAAATGCGCGCCGCCGCAGACAAGGCGCAGGGCGGTTTGTTTGAGACCACGCGCACATCACGCGAGCGACTCATGAAGAAGCTTGCGGAAATTGACGCCAATCGCGCGCTGAGTCCAGAAGTCCGCCAACGTGCCCGCATCCAGGCGATGTCCGAATTCAACGGTTCGCAGGGCCCGATGTTCGCAGGCGCTGCCGAAAAGGGGACAACCGCCGCCGATCAGGCCATTGTCGCAATGATGGAGGCAAACCGATCTAAAGAGGATTACACCAAACAGGCAGCCGAGGCCGCGGAGAAGCAGATCGGCATCCTGACGAACATCGAAGCCAACACGAAGGCGAAGCCGGGCGAACAGAAACTAACCCCAATCCCAGGCGGGTAACATGGCAGTTATCAAGTTCTACAGAAAGTATGGCGCGCGCGAAGGCACCGACGAAATTGACAGGCAGTCGGGCCGCAAGACGCATGTTATTCCGTGGATCGCAATCACCGACAGCGCAACGGACACGGAGCAGACCGTGTTGGCGGCTGCACCGGCCGCCGGTTCTCCGCACCCTACGGCCTACCGGTCCTACCTGAGACACCGGTCAGCCAAACAAAGCATCGACAATGCTTGCGTTTGGGATGTCGTTCTCACCTACTCCAGCGATTTCCAGCAGAGCGAAAACCCGCTAGCCGATCCGGCCGAAATCAACTGGTCAACAGAGATGTTCCAGAGGCCGTACGAAAAAGACAAGGATGGGTATGGCATCGTGAATGCGGCGGGCGACCCGCTAATACCGCGACTCCAGGGCGATGACGCGAGATGGGTCGTGAATGTCCGCAAGAACGTTGACGCTGTTCCGTCGTGGGTTCTGAATTATCGAAACGTCGTCAATTCGTCGGCGTTTGTGATCGACGGGATAAGCGTGGCGGCCCGCTGCGCCAAGATGTCGCGGGTGGAAATCCCACCCTGGCAGCAACGCAACGACATCTGGTATAGGGTATTCAGCTTCGCCATGCAACTAGATGGCGATACATGGGACAAGAATCCTCTAAATCAGGGAATGCGGCAGAAAGACCCAGCCAACTCCAACGCCCGTATCGACTGCTACACGTCATGGGGAGTGCGAGCCACGGTCCCCATGGCGCTCAACGCAAACGGCTACCAGATTGTAGAGCCAACCAACACGTCGGTGGTGTACTTGAACTTCAAGATTTACAAAGAGCAGGACTTCAACGCCCTGCCGCTTGTGTGAGGCGATCCCATGGCAGACCAGATCACTATCAGCGCGACCGTTAATATCAAAGGCGCGATTAACGACACGCTCAATCTTGGCCAGACAACAACGAACCAATCAAACGCGGGAAAAGGTGGCGGAACGCAGACATTCAACACCGTCGAAGCGGTCGTTTCTCTAGCGAACGTGACGACTCTCGGAAGGGCTATCGTCCGCAATCTCAACACGAATACAAGCAACTATTTTTCGTGGGGGCCGGAGTCCAATAGCGCCATGGTTGAAGGAGATCGGGTCTACGGTAACAGCTACAGCATTGTAACCCTAGTCCCAGGAACCACCTACCGCGGCAAGACCTCCACGGGCGACATGCGAGTTGACTTCACTGTATTCGAGTTGTGACCAATGCCGTTCTCTGAACGCGACGAACAGCGAATCGCTCAAGCCACGCATCGGGTGGAGCGCTATTATCGCGACTACCCTGAACCGCAGCTATTCCCGACAGGATACGACTCTCTCGAACTGTGGTTTGAGCTGACAGAAAACCCAGACGCTAACACATTCTCCGCGAACGCCTCCCCCGTCGTCTGGTCGATGGCCGCGAATTCCAACGCGGGAGGCTACACCACTGACACGAATACGACTGTCAAGGTACGCGACACCATTAAGTGTTTTGGCCCCATACAGACAGACCGCGTTAAGTGCCGCCCAATTGGGTCTGCCAATGGTGCCGTGTGGGAAATAACCTGGGCACCTGGCCACCACTATGCGAAAGTCACCGCGGAATTGACCGCCAACAATTCGGCGAATGCCGTGTTGGTGTATCGCAATGAGGCTGACACGGGATGGGAAGACACGAACATCGCAATCCCCGGCGGAGTGTTCGCATCTCCGTTGTTTGATAGCAACACATCCGCTTCGGCGAATACGTACGTTGACATCCGGTACGCTGCTGACACGCGGCATCCACACCACGTCCTTGTGGAATTCGCTTGCAGCAACAACTCTTGAGGACAACTCACGATCGTAGGAGCGTAGCATGGCGTTAGCCAACGGATATTCGGTTCTCCGCACAATCACGCTTGACCACACGAAGTTCGCGTCAACCCTGACCGACTTCACGGTCGCGCTGACCGTCACCACCCCAGCGCTTAAACTGATTGCCAACGGCGGCTATGTTACCGACGCCCAGGCTGACGACGTTATCCTGACATCGGATGTGGCCGGCACCACGCTCCTGTCTTGGGAGGTCGAGTCGTACGACGGCACGGCCGGCACCATTGTCGTCCACCTCAAGATCGCGAGCGCGTCGCACGTTACGGACCCTGTCGTTTATATGTTCATCGGCAAGTCTGGCGTGACGACGTTCCAGAGCACGGCCACGGACGCATGGAAATCGGCCTACGTCGCGGTGTACCATCTCGCTGAGACAGGCACCAATCCGACGGTTCTGGACTCCACCAGCAACAACAACGACTCCGCCTCTCAGCTTTGGACGCCGACCACTGCGGGGAAGATCGGCCCCTGCGGTACGTTCGTTGCCGCCAGCAACAATGGCGCGAACCTCGGCACACCCGCCACACTGAACGCGCTGCAAGTTCCGCTGACCATTAGCGGCTGGTTCTACCCGACCACCGCCACGGGCTACATCACGATCTTCGCGCAGTACAAAGCCCCGACCAACCACCAGCTAATCAAGATCGTTCGGTTGGACTCTGGCGCGCTGACGTACTACCTGTCCAAAGCGGACGGAACCTTTCAATCGTTCTCGTTTGCCGGCGCGAACCCGACGCAAGACGCTTGGAATTATTTCGCGGTGCGTGTCGGCGGCAGTGCCGCGACACCTACGCTGGCCATCACGCTCAACGGCTCGACGGAGACGTTTTCGCCCGCGGCCTTGAGTACGACGCCCGACACGACTGTTACCTGTCAACTCGGCAACTCCGAAGCTTCTCCCGCGAGCGAAGGCTGGAGCGGCAAGCTGGACGCGATTCGGATTGCCAACGCGGATCTTGGCGCGGATTGGATTGCGAGCGAATACGCCAACGGCAATTCGCCGAGCACGTTCTACACGGTCACTGGCGGCGGAAGCATCAAAACGGTAATCACGGGTGTCGCGCACGCCGCCTACGATACGACAACCAACCTCCCATTGAAAGCAGAGGTGTCGTCGGCCTACGATGGCCACAAGGTCTACGACTGGACGACGGCGGCGTGGGTGGACCTGTCGTCCTACGACGACGCGGCCGACTGGACCACGAACGCGCTGGTTGATATGCACGAGGTGGTTTTCGGCGACGGTGCTGGCACGGGTCACTACGTCCAGACTTTTCCAGATGCAGTCCTCCACGTCCCGTGGAAAATCGCCTACTACGACGATGAGGTCGTTGTGCGGGACGCTCCGTGTGAGGTGCAGGTGGGCCAGTCGCTTGCCGACCTCTGCAAGACCGATCCATCCGCAGCATTAGCCTATATGAGGTAGCCCATGGCAACCGAAACACTTAACTCGTCCGCTGATACGTACATCACTGATGCCTCTCCGACCACAAATTACGGCACCGCCTCCATCGGCGGCGCTCGCTACGGATGGTTTTGGTCGGCGGTCATTAGGTACAAGACGTTATTGAATTTTGACCTATCGGCCATTCCGGCTGACACTGCACTTTCGCCGGTGTTGCGTGTCTATTGCTCAGGCGTTTCGTACACGGCCGGCTTGACTCCGGTTGTCAAAATCCACGGGCTTCAGGTGGCGTTTGTTGAAACCGAGGCAACGTGGACTATTCGCTCGACAGGCAACAACTGGACGACAGCCGGCGCTGGTAGTTCGGCCAGCGATTACTACGCTACGGAATATGGGACTCTCGACCTAACGACCGTCAGCGACGGCTCGTGGGTTGAGATTCCACTGACGAGCACGCTGACCAAGGCCGACCTGACGAATGGCCTATTGCTCTTGATCGACGAATCAACGGTTCCGAGCCCAGGATACGGCGGGGACGAAGCGTGGTTTAACGCATATTATCGCGAGTATTCGTCCGGCACGTACGCCCCGCAACTGCGTCTGACCTACTCATCGGGCGGCGTGCCCGTTGCTTCCCTCAACACGGTGGCGGCGGTGACCGCCGTATCGAGCAGCGCGAAACAATTTTCCGTGACGTTCAGCGACGATACAGCGGTTGACTATTCCTCGATCGCCACGGGCAACTGCACAATTACCGGCCCGCACGGCTACAGCGACTCGGCAACCCTCGTATCCGTGGACGTGGAGAGCGACGGCACGCCGCGAGTGGCGACATATTCCACGCCCGCGCCGACCGGCGGCTGGTCATGGCTCACAAACGGCACCTACACGATTGCGATGGTAGCCACCCAGGTCTGCGACACGTCGTCAAACTACGTGGCGGCCGGGACGCTGGGAACCTTCTCGTGCAACATTGCCGGCGCGCCGACGGTGCGATATTACGCCTACCACACGCCGACTGGAGAGCCATTCGACGGGGACGCGGCCAATCACACGATCTCGATTGTCTACGGCAACACGTCAGAGTCTCCGTGGTCAGACGCGCGGGAAGTGGACGCAGCGGGGAAGCCCGGTCTGTACGAGGTGGACTTGACGACGGCGCAGGGGGCGGAGGCGATGCTATCGCTGTACGGAACGACCACAACGAGCAACGTCCGCATTCAGCCCGTGCTCAACGTGCCTGGGCCGAACTACGTACCCGAGGCTGACGTGGTGAAGTGGGATGGAGACGCAACCCTCGTAGACAAAGTCGCCCGCGAGTTCAACGCCAACGCAACCGGCGCGGTATTCATCGACGGCACGCACGCTGCCAGCACTACCGCATTCTGGACCACGCTGCCGCTTCGCGCCGACGGCTACGGCAACATGGTGCTGCGGTTCGACGATGGCGACATGGCCGGGCTCTGGTGCGACATTTCCATCGGCGTCACCGATGGGAGCTACACCAAGATTACCCTCGCCACGGCGCTCAACACTGCACCAGCCAACGGCGTGCTCGTCACGGCCGGCGGCAACAAGGAGTAGCCATGTCTTGGTGGTGGTGGGGAGCGGCGACGAAGAAGGCGGCGGGCGGCTCACCTCCACCGGCCGCGCTCACGGACCTCTCGACCGAGTGGGCTCCTGTCGTCTGGAAGTACGCCCAGCCGCTTCGCCAGCTTGCTTTTCAGCCTTGCTCCGGGTGCTGCGACTGCCGCGATTGGGAAGACGCCTTCGAGCGTGAGGCGATCGGAGACGATTGGGAAGTAATCAGCGGAACGTGGAGTATCGCCGAGGATGGCGGCGGGCCGAGCTACGGGGACAACCTGGTCCTGACCTCGGCCAGCGGCACCATCGTTACGAGCCGGCGTCTGAATCGCGGCAACCTCGTGGCAACGCTGGGGCAAGCCAACCTTGCGGCCTTCCCGACAGGCGCGAAGTTGCGAATCTACTTTGACTGGACAGACGCCGACAACAACCAATACTTCGAGGCGTCGTGCGCCCTGCGAGGCTGGCCGGCTGGCCCATCGTCCACAGCCGTAACCGTCGCCCTTGGTGGAGACGCGCCTATCTACTCCTTCGGACAACTCAGTTTATGCAAGACCGAGGGCGGTGTGGTAACGGTTCTTGACGGTCCAGAGGAGTGGCTTGCGCCAGAATGGACCACATTCCACGTGGCGATTTGGGACACAGGCAACGCTGGCGAGAAGTACGTCATCGGTGGCTGGCCGGCGGTGTACCACGGCAGCTTAACGGAGTTCAATAGTTGGGTTGGCTCGCGGACAACGTTGACTGGAACCAAGTGCGGCTTGGGCGGCGAAATTGGGTCCGTGTGGACGCAGATCGACTTTCGCGCGTTCACAAACACCGACTGCTACTCACTTGGCGTTGGATCTGCGGTGCAAGCCATCGACACAGGCATGGCATTGTACGGCTACGTCGGCCGGCAGTATTTCGCTTCGTCGCAGGCGTTCCACGCCAAGCCCTGCGGCTACGCGCTGAACACAGGAAGCTACGTCAGCGGAGACATCCTGGACCCGGACAGCTTCCCGCTGATTCTGCAATCCGACAACGGGCTCTTAGATGTGGTGTTCACTGTCTATTTCCGCGGCACCTCAAAGTATGGCTACCTTGAAGCCAATTACACAGGCGGCAGCGCGGCCGATGTGACATCGTACGCCGCATGGAACTTCACCCGAGAGTGTTGGGAATCGAACCGTAATCCGGTGTTGATCCACGATCAGCACGTTGACTCGGAAGGCCGCGCGGCGATTCGTGTCAGAGTCACCACACTCGATACGGACCCGTATCAGTTTCGTTTCTACAGTGTTGTCGGTGGCCGGCAAGACTACCCGTTGCCGTCATTCCGCGTTGTGCTGGGCAGTGAGTGGCCAACCCCGATGCAAGGAACCTACGATTGCACCTGGGATCCTGAAGAGTTCAGTCGTACCAGCGCGCAGCAGTTGCCAATCTACGGCGCGTTTACTGGCGTCGGCAGCCAAGTGGAAGAGGGGAATTACCACTTCACAACGGCTGTTCGCGTTCGGTTTTTGGAGGACGTCTCCAGCATAGCCGACACGGACTCGCAGCGCCAGTACCCCGATATAGAAGTGCGCGTCAGTTGCGCATCGGCCGAGACAGGAATGGGAGGGACGCCGCTGATTAGCGTCATCGGAACGGCAAGCCAGGCGGTCACGACGCAGTGTGGAGTGCTGTCGGACCTGACCGTTCCCCTCACGATCGACGTTATTCAAAACGGGGCCCCGCCGCCAGATTACACCAGTCTTGACGGAACTACCATTAACGCGGCAGTTTCAGCAATCCCGGAGTAGCCGCCATGGACAAAGAATCCACGCCCTCTCTGCCCCACCGCGCGTGGAATCTCACCATTGCCCTGGCCCAGTTCGCGGCGGACGGGTTCCACTTCATTTCTGAGACTGAGTATCGGAGACGGCTTGAGGTGTGCGATACCTGCGAACACCGCTCCGGGCGGAAGTGCGTCAGGTGTGGCTGCAATCTTGCGATAAAAGCGAAGGGCCGGGCGTGGCGATGCCCATTGGGCAAGTGGACAAATCAAGTTGCGACTCCGGTCGTGCGCGATGCTCCGCAATCAGCCGGTTAGCCTCAGCCCGCTTCCGATCCGCTTCCCACTTGTGGCCCAACCTCTCATCGAACGCCACGGCCGTTGTGGCGTTGACCATGCAACCGTAGAGGACGCCGACAGTCGCCCCGAACAGAGCGCCGCCGATGCCACATAGAACAGTTCCCCAGCCGGTCGAGAATCCAAGGAAGCATCCCACGAGGCTCATCAACAACGTCCAGTCCACCGCAAGCGTAGCGACGGCGTTGATGGTGTCGCGCCTTCGGTGCTGGGAAATTTCCCAGGACGCAACGCTGGTCAATCGTTCGCGGATTAGTTCCTTGTCCTCAGTAGTACCGCTCATTGCCTTGCCTCAATACGGTTCCATGGTGATGTATCGGCCGTCGCCCTGGTGAACGCCCACGAGGTCGTCAACGATGACCGCGATGCAGTCGCGAGCGTTTCCGTCCCCGTCGAGATCGAAAGGCGTGTTAAGAAACTTAACCCCCGTGGAGTCTGACGGGTCTTTCACTTTGTCACACCAGTGCGGGGAGGTTGGTTTCGTAGTGTCGGGACAGGGCCAGTCGGGTCCGTGGAGCGAAGCGTTGGCCGCCCATCGTGTGGCCGTCTCCTGGGTTGCCTCCTTGTCGATCGTCCTTACCTGATACCACTCGCATCGAAAGCGGCGTTCGTTGTCCACGCCGACCAGCAGGAGCCAGCGGTCCTTCTTGATTGCGAGGTGGCTGGGATCGCTGCTGGTTAGCTTGATGTCTCCACCGGCCGTTCCATCGAGCACGTTGGCCACGACGGTACGCTCTACAGGTGGCGTCGTAGTGCCTATGTCGCGCCGCTGGTAAATCAGAACCCACGCGCGAAACTTGGTTTGTGATCTGGCCGGAAAGCCTAAACATTCGTCGGCCGGCTGAACCATGACGGCCCAGGAGTAGGCTCCGTCGGACTGCGCAACCAGAGGATTTCCTGTTGCGTCTTCCTGGTAGACCTGACGAGGCCGGCTGTCGTCCTTGGGAACCGGAATCGTTACATCGTCCGACCAGTGAAAGAGGCGGTCGGCCATTGCCTGGGGCATGACCTGACGGTTTCCGCTAGCGTTCCATGTGCGTAGCGTAACGCGGGGAAACTTCACCTTTGGGCGGGCATTGGCGTTGTTCGTGTCGGATAGCAGTTCACGAGGTTCGCTGGTGCTCGCGACGGGGAAGTCGGTGCCCGCAGACAGGCTGTACCCAATTGGGTCGATGAGGATGGGCGCGTTTGTCTGCACCCAAGCCGAGCCCACGAGAATGGGCGTCAAGCCCGTGGTGTTGTTGGGCTGAGTGGTCGGCGGGTAGAGTGAGCCGTCGTAGTAGAAGCGCCCTACGTCGGGCGACGTCCAGCCAGTTATCGACACGGGTTCGGCAGGGCGCACGAACTCCTGGTAGTCGGACCCAGACATTGCCACACGATCAAGGCAGGCTTTGCCGCACGCGGCTACAGAGGTGTGGCGCTCAATCTCGCGGTCCATCCGGTGGCCTAGAGAGAGCATCCCGAAGATGCCCAGCACGCCGAACATCAGCACGAACATCGAGATCAGAACTTCGAGCAGCGTAACCCCGCGTCTCATAATCCACCTCCTGCCCCTACTGTGTTCGCACCATCACGATTGCCCAGGTGAGCACCCAATCCACGGCATACATGGCTCCGACCGCGAGGGCGATAAACAAAATGGTCTGCGTTTTCGTCATTGGTCCTATCTCCCTTCGCTCATCATACCCACGCCCCAACGCCAACACTACACACCCCCCGAGAATCCTACAGCTTACGCAACAGTTTCCCCAGCGGAACCCCCCGCCCGTCCGCGATCCCCCGCAGATCCCGCAGGAGACGTGTCGCGGTCACCACGTAATCCGCTTGACTCAGCCCGGCCTCGGCGGTGCGCTCCTGGGGCGGCTGGGCGTCGAGGTAGGCGAAGTTATGGGCCATCTCATTCGGCCGGTGGCCGCTCCTGAACTATCCGGGATTTCCGGTGGGTTGGCGGCGATTCGCCTACCGCCCGCGGCCCCGAGGTATTGTTACGATACAACCGCCCAACGCTCCAGCATTGCCGCGTGTTGCCGCCCGCGTTCGGCAGCCTCGCGTTCGTTCTCTGCCTTGAACCGCCACGCGATGCGCAACATGGCTTCGGCCGCTTCACGAGCCATCGTTGTGGCTTGTGCGATAATGCGATTCCGTAAGTCGTCGGGAACGACAGCAGCAAACACCGACACCCAGCGGGCTCCGTTGCTCAGGCGAGGGCAAGGGTCGCCGTGGCATCGTGAGTCGCAGCACCCGCGGCTCACTTTGGCCTCTGGATTACTGGCGAAGACTAGCCCCGGATGGTACGTGTCGGAGAACAGGTACGCTCCACTCCTATAGATTCCGGCGTACCAACACCGGAAGGCATCTCCACCAAGCCCCAACGGCGAATGTCGGTTGGCTTCGCAGAGGAAATGCGAAAACCAAGTTGTGTGCTCGTGGTATTCTTGCAAGACCGCCTCCAGGTCAAAACGTGATGATCTAACCCGGAGTGCATTCGCGACGGCGTAGTCGAAGTTGTTTTTCTCCATCATCTCGCCTCGTTATGTGTGTTGTTGTTCGCGGCCCCGAGGTATCGGGTCGGGGTCAGTCCGCTACCAGCGATATACTAGCATGGGGCGTAGGCTTTTTTCTTCCGTTTGAACTCTTGGACAATGCGACCCGGAACGAGGCGACACGATGACATCCGTTCCTGCTGATCGCAGATACAATAGACAACGCGGAAATCCTCGTGATTCTCTGCCGCTAGCCGCATGAGCGTACCAACTCGGTAATCGTCCGTTGTTGTGCCGCACGGGGTCCACCACGCAGAACGCGGTGCCTTCCGGTAGATTCTGAATTCTTGCCTGACGTTCATATTTCGCCTCGCCTTTTCTGTCGTTGTTGCTAGACAAACAGACCGGTTACCTGGTGCTCAAAAAACTCGACGGATCTGTCAATCTTCGCCATCGCGTCGGCTGCGATGCTCGCACGAGCGCGGCAGGCGTGCGTGTGCCCAGATTCCGGGACTCCGGTCTCTGCGACGATCCGCAGAGAGTGTTCGCACGACCCAAGGGCAATATAGGCTTGCGCAAGTGCTTCAAGCAGGACGCCCAGCACAATCGGCTCACGGCTGACTTTGCAGAGCGGGTCTAGTTGTTCTAGCGTTTTCACGATCATCTCCTTGTGTTGTTTCGCACCAATCGCCTTGCGGCATCAGAGGCAGAGCCCTCGGGGCCGGGCCGGGCTAGGGTTACTCGATCAGTTTCGCGGCCGTGGTGCCGACGACACCGGCCAGGTTGTCCAGTGTGCCCAGCGACGGCGTGGCGCGGCCCGCCTCGATCTCGCACAGGTACACGTTAGTCATGCCGGCCTTGGCGGCTGCGGCCGTCTGGCTCAACCCGGCGGCTTCACGAGCTTCTCTGACTCGCTGCCCCAGGGCCGGTTGTAGATTTCGTTTTCGTTTTCTCGCCATGATTCCGTTCTCCTTTGCTGTTATCTTAATCCCACGGCTTAATAAGTCAAGCCACCGAGACCGTTAAAATCCCGGATTAACGGCAAGCTAAGGCTCACCATGGAGTTAAGGCGATGGATTAACGGCGATTGCCGCGAACTAGACACTTAGTATTCTGGCAACGACCTCATACTACAAGCAGAGGGGGTTAGCGCGGAAGACGTTGGCGGGTAGGGAGTTGCGGCGATGGGGAGTGTGAGTAGTGGGCGCTCAGTCATCCTATGCCATGTAATCGGCTCATAATCGCCGTGTTCGCTATCCTCACACGGTAGAGGCCGGGGGTCCGAGTCCCCCGCCGCCCATTGTTCGCAAAAGCCGCAAGGGGTCCGGCGTCCGCAAGGTCCGGGCTGGGCTTGCTAGGTCTCCAGTTTTCAGCCCCTTGCGGTTTTCTCACTGTACAACCTGCCTAATAATGTTACAATGGGGGCATGAAAACTATGAGCATAGTCCCTGGACATCTCACTACCGTTGAGGCGTCGGTAATTCTGCAATGCGATCCGGCCACTGTGTGCAGGTATGTCCGGCAGAACCGTTTGCCTCACAAACGGCTTGGCCGGAACATCTTGATTCCTGAGCAAGCTGTCGAGACGTTCGAGCCCCCAAAGGCCGGCAATCCGAATCTGCAAAAGCACAACTAACGCAAGTCGTTGGCTGTCTTTCTCTTACACCTATTCCGAAATTCTTTCAGAATACACCTTCCAATCTGCCTGTTATCTGATATATTACTCACGTGGTCGCCAGAGTCGCTGAAAACGACCTGACGACGGAGTGACCTAGCACCTCTTGGCCGACGCTCGGCCGACCGGTGCAAACGCCAAAACCGGGTACGGACCCCAATACTCTCGCCTGATGCGGGAAGCCTCTGGCAAGAGCCAGAGTTGGGGCAGGATGCTAATTCCCATGGACGCACTGGCATTTCGTTTGCTGGCATTATCCAGGCCAACTAAGGTAAGCAGTTGCCTGGGGTTACGTGTCCAGGGTTTGCATTGTGATTTGTTCTGGTTGGACTCTCTCAGCCTTCTTCGCACAAACTTATCGGCCGCAACACCTCAACCTGACAGACCAGGCCGCGGCCAATATCGCGCGAGATCTGCGCAAATTCGACGAGTGGGCAGGCTCTCCGATTGGCCTGAACGAATTGTCCGACGAACTGGTGATCGCTTTCATGCGGCACCGGCAAATGGCGGGCGACTCGGCCGCCACGATCAACGGGCGCCGGGCCAAGATTTTGGCCGTGTGGCGATTTGCTCGAGCACACGTAACGATTCTGCCCGGGTCCATCCCCAGGATCAAGGAGCCCCGCCGAATCCCGCGGGCCTGGACCATCACGCAAGTCGAGGCGCTCTTGGCCTACGCTCGCCAGTTGCCTGGGAACGTGGGCAGGGTGCCAAAGCGGCACTTCTGGCCGGCCCTGGTGGAGGCGACCTACTGGACTGGCTGCCGGCCAACGGCCCTACTCTCCACGAAGTCCGGCGACTTCAGCCCGGGCGAGCGGTACTTGATCGTCCGGGCCGCGAGCGAGAAGACGAACCGCGACCGGTACTACTCGCTCCATCCGCAATGCGTGGCGGCAATCGCTGCGATCTGGGACCCGTGCCTGGATCTGCTATTTCCGTGGCCGTTCTGTCCGCGGTATCTGTGGACGTGCTTCCGGCGGATTGTCGAGGGTGCCGGGTTGCCGTCGGGCAAGGACGGGCGACAACTCTTCTACCGATTGCGGCGGACCAATCTATCCTACTGCGCGGCGGCAGACGAGCGGATCGCCCAGGCGCAGGGCGGGCACGCGGACTTCGCGACGACGCGGCGTTATCTCGATCCGACGATTGCGCGGAGCCGATCAGCGGCCGACGTTCTGCCGGTTCCGCGGCTCCCGGCCGACACTCGGCAGTTGACGCTCCCTGGATTCTAGGCGAATCAGGCATACTCACCAACACCCGCAGCGTCGCGTTCCTTTTCACGGAAGTCTCATCCAGTGTCAATCAAGGCGGCTCGCGGTTCGTGGAAGAGGCATCCTTCCGAGTACAAGATTTGGTGGAACATGATCTCACGTTGCGAGGACAAGAACCACAAGTCCTACGCCTACTACGGAGGTCGAGGAATCGCGGTCTCCGAAGAATGGCGAACGTCCTTTGCCACCTTTCTCGCCGATGTCGGGATTCGGCCGTCACCGCTGCACACACTGGACCGCATCGAAAACAATCTCGGATACTGCAAATCCAACTGCCGGTGGGCGACGCGGAGAGAGCAGCGGTTGAATATGCGACGGGTTCATTTGCTGACGTTTGCAGGAAAGACGCAATGCCTAACGGACTGGGCAAGGCAAATCGGTATCACTCCGAAGGCCCTGCGGGATCGACTAGCACGGCATCCCGTCGAAGATTGTCTTGCAACTCCGAGAGGAGTGTCCCCGGTATTGGCTCGCTTCCTGCCTCAGTCGCAACTCTCGCGGCTTCCGCGGCCGTAGCGCACCCAGCAACTCACGCTGCCGGGATTCTGAACCACACCCCGCGCCCTCGGCACACGGGATTGAACTTCGCAACCTTCCCGTTGCGTCTCACGACGGCCGGGGGTGCGAGGGTTTTTCTTTTTGGAGGAAACCATGCTGTTTGAAATCAAGTCGCGTTTCGATGGACACGTTTTATTTTCGCTTGACTGCGCGAGTCTGAAAGTGTGCGTTGAGGCTGGGGTGAAAGCTGGCGCCAATCTCGGGTGCGCCGATCTCGGGTACGCCAATCTCGGGTACGCCAATCTCAGGTGCGCCGATCTCGGGTACGCCAATCTCGGGTACGCCAATCTGAGGTACGCCGATCTCAGGTGCGCCGATCTCGGGTACGCCAATCTCGGGTACGCCAA